CCGGCCCTGGTCTCCTCGCTCCAACGGTATTGGGGACACACGACCATCATCGGCTTGATGGTCGGCAGCTGAAGAACCGCCGGGCCCTCCTGCTCCAGAGCGCCGATCAGTGCGTCCCTGGCAATCCGGTAATCTCTGCTGTAAAGGTCGATACTGGTATCGACCGGAAATGTAACACAGTAGCCGCGAACGCTGAACTCCATCGAGCGGCGGCCCATGTCCTCCGCGTAAGGGATGTCCCGCTTGGGGAACTCGTGGACAACGATGCGGCGGCCGCTTTCCTTGCTGCCGGTCTCGACGTGGAACAGCGCCCCGCGAAACGATGCGGGCAGCAGTTCGTCACGCCACGGGGTTTTGATGTCCCTGATCGAGCCGGCCATGTCAATCGACGTCCATAAGCGAACCCTCGGCCTTCGAGGAAGCGCGATCCATCTGTGACTGGCGCGATACGTTTACTTCCTTGAACAAGCCACCGCCCTCGGCGTTGACCGAGGTGCCCTTCGGCGCATTGACGTTCACGTCGATCTTGCCGCTGCCCTCGACTTTCTGGGCCATCTGGCGGTCCATGTTGGCGCGATCCGCCGTCAACTCTTGTGCAGTTTTTCTCCTGGCCGGGCTGTACTCAAAGTGACCCCAATCAGAGGCGAATGTCGTGCCGCTTGCTCCCGAGTGATGATAATGCCCAGGGGCGCTCAAATTGAACATATGATAGCGTTCTTGTATCTCGCTGAACTTATCAGGATTATCCCTCGCCCATCTGCTCAACTCGGGGCTGCCGCTGTAGACGCCGTTCTTAGACTGCGGGTCGCTCAGACCATGCTCGATGTCTACGGCGTTCCCCATCCCATGCTGACCAGGCTTGTTGACATAGGCGCCGGCATAGGCTCCCAGAGGAGCACCGGCCTCGTGAAGGTCCTTGAGAAATCCAGCTATGTTCGGACCGGCGTATTGATTGGCCTTGAACTTGCCGATGCCGGGAACGCCGGAATCGAATTCCTGAATCTGCGGGTTGACCAACCCCATCTCGCGGGCGCGCTGGCTTCCCATGAAGTTGGCGCTGCCGGTGCCGACGAACGCATCTCCCAGATGCTGGCTCGCGTCACCGGCGCTGGGAGCCTTTCCACTTACATCGGCGGCCCGTATGTCTCCTCGCGCCAAATAACTTCCGGGCTTGCCATACCCTCCCCAATATGAAGCCGCACCCTTCGGACCAGCGATACCGCCCGCCGCCACGCGCTTCGCCATGATGGCAACAGCCATGCGGGAATTAAAATCCGGGTCGGCGAGCTGCTCTTTGGTGAAGGGAGTTTTTTGAAGACCATACGTTATGGCGTCCTGCTGCGAGAGCTGAAATAATCCCCGGGAGCCGCTGCCGAAGTGGCCTATGTCGCCGACCTCCGTCGTCTTGTAGCTGCTTTCCTTGCCGGCCATCTCCGACATCAGGCTGGCCCACTCGGCTGCCGAACCGGTCTTAATGCCGAAGCGGGCAGCATCTTCAGGCTTCATGCCTTCCAGCGGCGAACCCTTGATGAGTTCCTGCAAGCGGCCCTGAAGTGCGCCTTTGTCAACAAATCCCCTGGCATTTGCCTTAAGGGCTTCTTCTCCTCCCGCCGGAGCCCATGACCCAGCTCTGCCGGTGCCGGTGCCGGTGCCGGTGCCGGTGCGAATGCCGGAGCCGGCGGCACCGGCACCGGTACCGATGCGAGTGGCGGCGCCGGTATCTAGACCTGGAAGATTTCCCATCGGGGAAACGCTGCCAGCGCCTGCAGCATATCCTCCACCGCTTCCAAAGCCGCCGCCGCCAAAGCCTGCGGCGCCGCCGCCGCCGCCGCCGCCAATGCCGATGCTGCCAGGCCCTCTCCCGAGCCCAGGGCCAAGGCCACCCATCTGAGCGGTAACCTGGAAGGTCAAGAGGTCGGTCAGCTTTTTCATCTGATCGGTGAGTTCGTCGGTCGCCTTGGTCTGCTTCTCGATCGTCTCCGCGCCCTCGCCGGGAATGACGGTCTCACCGGCATGCAGCATAGCCAGTCCATCGCGGGACATGACGCCGCCATGCTGAAAGCCTGGCGTAGGCGGATGTTCCTTGTCTGGCGCAGCGAAGAACTTGAACAAGTCCGACCACGACTTCTGCCTGTGCTCCGGCGGCGGCACCGGCTTGCCGGCTTTCCTGTCCTCCTCAAGCTGCCTCTTCCGTTCCTCCGTCTGCTCTGCCTGTTCCTTTAAGCCGCCAAGAAACCCGCGCTCGTTGATGCTCTTCAAGAGGTCATCGATGGCGTGGAGCGTGGGGACGAACTTTTCCAGCAGGTTAGTGCTCCACTGCGCCGTAATCTTTTCCCATTGCTGACCGATGTCAGCGCTCACCTTTTCAAATTCCTTTGCCACAGCGATGCGGTGCTGCCAGTGCTCCGCCTCTTCGGCGCTCATCCTGGAAAACTTCTCCATCACCTGGATGATGTCAGGCGCCCCGAACGCCTCCAGAAAAGTTCGTCGCGCCTCAGCGGCGCGGGCGGCTGCTGCTTGAGCCGAGTCACCGAGTTCCTGCCGGTGCTTGAACATGTTTTGATAAATGTTTTCGCTTTTCTCCTTGACCTCATTCGCAAACTCATCGATGTCCTTCGTGTTCAAGCCATAGAGCCACTGGATCATGTCCTGGGCGTTTTGCCCGACCCCGCCGGCCTCCTTGACCAGCTTCTGGCGCAGCTCGCTGCCAACCCGCGTGAGATCGGCCATCGATGCGGCGAGACCGGCGATATTCTTCTGCGCAGCCCCGGCGTCTATTCCAGACCGCGCGAACGTCTCCATCATCTCCTTGACATTGCCGGCGCTCACCCCGGTCTGCTTCGCAACACGGTCGAGATTGAGCATCTCCTTCGAAAAATCCTTAAGCTGATCGAGCGTTTTCTCGGTGGCGAGACCGGCCGCCAGCATGCCGGTCGCAATGCCGCCGATACCAAGAACGAACGACGGCAGGATGTGCTTGGCGACATGCTCGACATCATGGCCGAGCGTGCTGATCACATCGTTGAGGTTCTTAGTATGCTTGTGCGACTCACGCAGCGCGTTATGCGCACCGCTGCTGCCGAGATCGGCCAATGCGCCCTTGATGCTGCGAAGCTGCGGCGTCGCATTATCGACGAGGCTCACGGTCAGCTTTAACTCTTCGTCAGCCATCGTCTTCCGGAGGCTTCATGCGATTGATCATCTGCTGCGTGCGCGCCATGTGGGTGGCCACAAGCGAGATGGGCATCGCGAGGAAATGCTCAGGGGATTGGTGGTACCAGCGGGCGAGCCAGTAGCAATCGAGAACCAGGTTCTCGCACTCGTCTACCAGGCCAACACTGGTTCGGGTAAGAAAAAAGTTCGCAGCCTGTAGGCGCAGGAATTCCAGTCGCGGGGGTCCATCCTGTCGAGCATCGGAGAGAGAACGCCGGACAGCGCCGCCATCATCAGCGTCATTTTCCGCTCGTCGATGACCGCGTCCCAGTCGTTGGTCAAGCGCACCGGGTTGCCGTAGCGGTTGATGTCTCCGGCGGTCGGTTCGCGAAACGACATTTCGGTCAACTCTCTCTCGTTCTGATCACGAATTGGCTTATGCACGAGCTTGACCTTGACCGGCCACGTCTCCTTGTATTCCTCCTGAATAGAGGGAGCGGTTACAGGCTCTCCCGATTTGCCGTTGCCGCCAACTGCCGGCGAAGGCTCAGCTGGCACAAACCCCTCTCTCATGGCCGCCATTTACCACGTCCCTTCCTGGCAGGTGATGCCTTCCCAGCGCACCCTCACCTGCCCATCCCGGGAATTCGCTTCAAACCCGGCCTTACATATCGCTTGGCCGAGCGTGTACTGTTTTTGATTGGCGAGCTGGGCCACGACAGTAACATTGACCTGGGCCTCAAGGTCCTTGAGATTGAGAGTTGGAACCGTCGAGATATCGCCCTCAATGTACGGCACCCGCGGCAATTCCTGATAGCCATGGACCCCATCCTGCCCCGCCAGCATGGTGCGTTCCACCACGGCCGGCGATACTGTGAAGTTTCCGCGCAACGCCATCTGGTTGTTGTCGACCAGCAGGAAAGCGGTGCCCGCAAAGCGGACTGCCATGATGATTCTCCTCTTCGTATGTTGAAGTTTTGCCGAATCAACCGAAGCTCGGCAGGACGCCGGTGACGCCGACCGGGCTCGGCGCGGCGATCAAGGTGTCGAGGCCGCGGTCATATTGCAGCCTGAACTGCGCCAAAACGGCGAATATCCGCAGCTGATTGATGAGGTCAGGCGGATAGAGGACGTTAACCCTGTTCGAGTCATTGGGGTCCCTCTCGACCAAGAGGTTCTGGGCGAACGCCGTCGAGTTTTCCACGAGGCCGTTGAACTCGTCGATGAAGTACTGCGAGATCAGCTCGCCGCGGATGATGCCGGGGGTGACGATCGCCTGGCCCGGACCGAAACGGGTGCCGTCGTCGGCGAGCTTGCACCTCGCGTACTTGCTGGTGATCGCCTGGCGCTGATTGCGCAGCAGCTTGGCCAGCGTCGCGAGCGTCGTCACAAGCTCGTAAGCGTCATCGCTCTGGCCATACAAGTTACGCTGATATGTCGTCTGCTCCCG